ATTATGTCTAAGTACGAGTCTTCTCTTACTGAAAAGCAAATCGCTGGACTCAAAAAGTTTGTTCGATGACGGGTGGTCGTAAGCTTGATCAGCGCCGCACGAACGGAAGGAAGTTTGCTCAGTTCAGAAGCCAGTGCCTTAAAGCGAATATGCCTAAGTACTGGGTTGATACAGATAAGGAACCCCCTGATTTTTCAGGGTTGTTCTTTGTCAAGCATCCAGACTCTCCTGGGGAGTTTGATGTAGCTGAATTCTTTGTCAATAGCAAAGGAAAGCAGTTCTGGCTGACTCCCGAACCTCCAGTGCAATGGGCTGAGATAGAGACGTATGAATACAAACACGAAGACGGAACACCTATATACGATGAATATATCAGATAAATTAATGGAGCGGTATGGCAAGTCTCACTTGTCGTACTCATCCCTCAAGCAAGCCCTAGGCGATATGGCTCAGTTCGATCGCTACATGAAGGGAGAAGTTAAATACAAATCAGATGCGCTAGACTTTGGTACTATGTACGATATGCTGTTGTTCGAACGGGACAAAGCCTTCGAAAAGTACACCATTATGTCTCCATCTGCTATTATATCTACGTTATCAGACAAGGCTCAAGCCTCTAAGAAACCTACGCTAACTGCCGAATACAAGGCTAGGCTAACGGAAATCAAGGAGGAAGCGGAAGAAGAAGGCAAGTCAATTGTATCGCACGAAGAGTGGCAGATGGCTAACGATATGATCGACAGGCTAGCTACTTGTGGCTTGCTTGACTCTCACCTCAAGGGTGATTATCAGGTAGGATTCCTAGAGGAGCTGCACGGCGTACAAGTCAAGGGGTTTCTCGACTGCTTAGGCGATGGATTCATTAGCGATAGTAAGTCAGCGAGAAGTTCCGAGAAGTTTCGGTATGCAATCAAAGACTTCTCATACGACATCCAAGCCTACATCTACACACAGGTTTTTGGAATAAAAGATTTCTATTGGGTTGTACAGGAGAAAACTTATCCGTACCTTCCAGCCCTCGTTAAGTGTTCTGACTCCACCTTGTTCACAGGAGAGATGAAGTTCCACGACGCTATAAAGCGTATAACCAACTTCCTTGAACAGGATTATAACCCACAAAAAGATTACTTGAACTATGAAGTATAAAAAATTAATTAAACGAACTATTCTTATTGCAGGTGCAATTATTTTTCATGTCTTATTTACTAACTTTCTCTACAAATGAGTGAACAAACAAAAAAATACGAGAGTGTCCTCGTAGGCTGGGCTGATGAGCCAAGCTATAACGACAACGGTGAGTTGATGGGGTGGAGTTTCCGCCTCAAGGACAACGAGCTGAAAGATTGTATTGACCAGTACACCACCAAGCGTGATGCACAAGGTCAAGGAGGAAACGTTCGATTCCGAATGTTTATGTCTAAGAACGGGAAGCCATGCCTGAGCGTGTGGGATCCTAACAGCGAAGCGGCGCAAGAGCGGCGCAACAACACAGCTAAGACGGAGGAGTCCTCGGATATTCCATTCTAACATTTGTGTGTTTCTTGTGGGAAAACGGGGTGTGGGCGCAAGCCTCACCCCTTTTCTTTCCCCTTTAAAAACTGATCAATGGGAAAGCCTATATACTCCATGACCGCTAAGGTCACTATCATCAAGAATAAAAACCCTCATAGCAGGGACGTTTGGATTGTTAGCACCTATGACGACCCTCTGGACATAATGAAGAATGATTCAAAAACAATGTTTAGACTCCAACAAGAACTATTTACGCCAAGAGCCAAGAATAAAGCAATTGTGATTGATTCTATAACTTCGAAGGTGCAAGTTGGAACAACATCACGACCTCATGAAACATAGCGACGAACAAATTGGCGGAAGCCACTACAAGAGCATGAAGATTCAGCCTACGGACTTCATAGCCGCAAACAGTATCCCCTTCATAGAGGGTAATGTAATCAAATATGTGTGCCGACACTCGTTTAAAAACGGTAAAGAAGATGTCTTAAAGGCTATCCACTACTTAAATTTATTACTCGAATACAAATACCCCGATGAAAGTAACGATCTTCAAAGACCTGTACAAAAAGGAAGCTCAGGATGCTCATGTAATGCAGATTGCGACTGCCTTAAAGAGGATACAGGAAGGGAATTCTGCAACTACGATTGAAGCCATACGGAATGGAACGAAAGAGTTCAAGAAAAAGCTCCCCGTTGTTCTTTTCAGCGGTGAATTTAAAGGGCGTTATGATGATGCGCTTGAGAACCACAGCAAGTTCATTGTTCTGGATTTCGACCACATTGATGTTGAGGCATCCAAGGCGCTTCTATCCACGGATCCTTATGTTTATAGCTGCTGGGTTTCTCCGAGTGGTGACGGCCTTAAGGCGCTCGTTAAGATAACGAACCCAGAAAGGCACAGAGACCATTTCCGTGCGCTTCGCACGTACTTCCACAAGCAATATGACTTGGAGGTAGACGAGTCAGGAATCAATGAGTCTCGCGCATGCTTTGAGTCTTATGATCCTGACATTGTAATCAACGAGGATTCAAATCCTTTTGGTGCTTTTGCCACAGAGAAGAGTGAATCTCAGGTAGCTGTCTCACAATCAGCTGTTTACACCGATTACTTAAAGTTAAATCTAGCTGCGCGTATGATACGTCAGTGCGATGACGGAGAGAAGCATAACACCTTGTTGAGGGCGGCTAGGCTGTGCGGTGGATTCGTTTCAGCGGGGAGGATGGAAGAAGACGAGGTTGTACGTGTCCTAGCCCGTGAAATACTTAAGCGGGACGTAGAAGACGAAGAGCAAGCTATACGCACCATTAGGGAAGCTATAGAGAAGGGTAAGCAAGACCCTATCCGAACTACTATCGATGACGAAAAGAAAGCCCAAAGACAGCTTTTAATCAATGACGGCGACATGTCTTTCATATCGTCTGACGATGAGGACTTTCGATGGATAGACGACTATGCGAATGGTCGGATCCCCGTAGGTCTAGATACAGGAGACCCTGACTTCGACAAATACTTTCGGTACAAGAAAGAGTTTACTATTATGAACGGACACAGCAACGTGGGTAAGACCACTATGGCTCTGTACCTGATGGTAAACGCTTCAGTAAGGCACGGATGGAAGTGGGTAGTGTATTCATCGGAGAATCGCACAGCTTCATTGAAGATGACACTCATTCAGTTTGCTATGAAGAAACCTGTGTCTTCCATGAATCACATGGAGCGGAAGCGAGCTTACGAGTGGGTAGGAAAACACTTCACGGTGATTAGCAACAAGCAGGTGTACAGCTACTCAGACATCATTGTCTTCCTTGAGAAGATTATGAAGCAACAAGAAGTTGATGCTGTTTTTGTAGACCCTTACAACAGCTTAAAGCTTGACATGGCTAACAGCTCGATCGGTGTTCACGACTACCACTACGAGGCAGCTTCGGAGTTTCTAACCTTCTCTACAGCAAACAACGTAGCTGTATGGCTTAATATGCACGCTGTAACAGAGGCTCAGCGCCGCAAAGGTGCAGACGGGTTGCCTGTCGCTCCTTACGCAGAAGACACAGAGGGTGGTGGTAAATTCGTTAATCGAGCGGATTGCTTCATAACTATTCACCGTAAAGTACAGCATCCTGACTTCGCGCAACGTAAAGTTACCGAGGTTCACATACGTAAAGTGCGGGATGTAGAGACTGGAGGTGAGCCAACGTCTCTTGACAGCCCTGTTTGCTTCGAAATGGACACGTCGAGAACATCATTTAGGGTTCAAAGAACGCAAGAGAATCTGTTTCAAAGCGTTGATTTACAAAAAGGTGAACAAAATCACTTCGAGTTTCCAATTAACTCCTCGTTTTTAGAAAATTAGGCTGTAACTTTGCCTTAGTGAAGAAAAGCAAAAAAGGAACTCCTAAGCGTAAATCAGCTAAGAAACGTAATTTAGGTAAGTATAAAAGCGGATTAGAGAAAACCTGTGCCGATATGTTGTCTGAATCGGGGCTAAGTTTTACCTATGAAACTCATGAATACATGCTCATGGATAAATTCAGATATCCAGGAACATACCTAAAAATGACTAGCAAGAAGAAAGACTTATCGGATCGTACTGGTGCGGTAGTCCTTCCTATTAAATACACTCCAGACTTCGTTGGACCAAGCGGAGAATGGATTATCGAAACCAAAGGGTACACTCCTTCGCATCATGATTTCCCGATGCGTTGGAAGCTGTTCCTTAAGCACTTGATAGACTCAGGAGAACCAGTCCCAGCCCTGTTTATCTGTAAGAACAAACACCAGATTGAGCAGGCTATAGTAAAACTAAAAGAACTAGGATATGGCAAAAAGAGATCTAACAAAAGAACAGCTTAGCGAGAGCTACAGCATAGCGACTGTTCGCATGCACAACCTCGTTACGGAGTTCTATGAAGGACTGCACGAGGCCGATGGGTCACCGTGCATCCACCCAGGGCTGGTATCAAATATGATATCAGTAGTGAGGACGTTAATTAACCACGAACTCGACCTGATAAAGGAGGCTTCGTTACAACACTTCGAGGCCAATTATGATCAATCAGAACAGGCGGAGATACTCTTCAGCGACGGGGAGGGTAGCTGAAGTTCGCTTTCAGCGGGCTGCCACACACCTTGGGTTCCAAGTCGTAAAGTCAGGAAGGAAAGACGATATGCACATGCATATTGACTACTGGATGCAATACGAAGGAATCGAAGGGAAGTGGGGTGTAGACGTAAAAGGAAATAACCTGCCAGATGAAATCTGGTGTGAGTTTAAGAACGTAGCTGGTAACCCAGGATGGATGTATGGAGGCGCTGAAATTATAGCATTTGACATGCCAGAAGAGGGTGGATTCAGTATCGTAGACCGCGAAGACCTAGCGTCTTACTGCGAGAAGAATGTGGAAGATGTATTTGTCTCTGACAAAAGAGATTCATACAAGAAAAAGTACACTCGAAAAGACAGACAGGATGTGATAACTACCCTTAAGTTATTGGACCTCAAGTCTTTAGATACGTACAGGGTGTGGCGATATTTCAAGGGCTATTGAGTATATTAGTAGTCCGTTTTTTAACTTTTTAATTATTTTACAATGTATGATCCTTCACTTGTCCCTTGGGGCGAGGTAGGGTATGCTGTCTATAAGCGTACCTATTCCAGACAAACTGCCGATGGCAAAACAGAAGAGTGGGAGGACACCGTTGATCGTGTGATCGATGCGTGTCGCGACCAATTAAACGTAGGCTTCACCAAATTCGAAGAGGGTGAGCTGAAGAAAATTATGATGGAGCTGAAAGGCACCGTAGCGGGGAGGTTTCTCTGGCAATTAGGGACGAAGACAGTTGACCGATTAGGTCTTCCGTCTTTACAGAACTGCGCTTTCGTAGTGGTAGACGATCCTATCCGACCATTTACGTGGGCTTTCGAGATGCTTATGCTTGGTTCAGGCGTAGGCTTTAACATCCAGCGCGAGAACGTTTATCAGCTACCCAAGGTTAAGGGCCGAGTGAAGGTAGA